ATCTGCCATAACATGGATTAGTCGGCGTTTAGCAGTATCATACAGCCACGCTTCGGACGAATTTACAAGTTTAGCCGGATTTTCAGATTTAAGGCCAAGTTCAGTAAATTCTTTAAGATACTTAAATTTGACGCTTTGGCGCTCTGGACTTACTGCTTTCTTAGCTCTAGGTTTGCGTTCAACTTTTTTCAGCTGTACATAACTGTTGCAGTCATTGATCACCGTTTCACAGAATTTTACACAATTACGAAGTTGTAGTCGTGTAAGGTGGCTGTAGCCTTCGACTAGGTCAGCGTCGATACCTTCTAATACTTCGTTAAATTCTGCAAGGCGTAATTCCCAAACTGCTGACACAGTACCGACCATATTGGGACTAATGTTCATACCACGCATTAGGGCAATGGGCTTAAAGTCTGCTGACATTTTAGCACCAGCTACAACAAAGTCGTCAAACATACCTTCAAGCTCGCCGCAACACTCACTGATTTTTTCACGTAGGTGGTCTTGAATTGTAAGTTTTTGTTGTGCCATTTCGCCGTCAGTTGCTTCTATCTTTTTAGCTTCTTGTTTTGATTTAAGCATCGCGCTGATTTGATCATCAATAATGCACTGTTCATGGTCTGTAAGTACCAAGCCAAGTAGGGTCATACGGCATACCCAAGCTGGCGTTACACGAATTTGGCTATCCGGAATCCCACGCATAAGTTTGGCGTCTTTAGGACGATGGTTATGTTCTAAATAATGGCACAGCATATCCTTGGCATCTTTTTTACCATAGTGATAGTTGTACCATTGGAACGCATTAGCAAATGAGCTAACACGATTTTCCTCTGTGGGTTGGAATTTCCACTCGGGTTCGAAGCCCACATACCGGGTTTCAGCACCCTTAGGATTTAGTCTTTTGATTTCGTTTGATTTGGCCATAGTCTTATTGTATAGGAAAGTTTGTGTAAGGTCAACCGAGCAGGCTGGCAAAGGTTATATGTTGTTCTAAATTAGTTAGTAAACTATCTACTGTTTTTACAAGTTCTCGGTAGCGGATGGATTCTCGGTGCATTCTGCGACATTCTACACTTTCCATATCGGCGGCCACAATGGCTTGATCTACGGCTCGTACCATTTTAAGTAGATCACGGCGAGCCACCTTGTTTTTGACCTGTGCTATGTGCTTTTCAGCACGATCTAAGCGTTGAAATAGTTCGTCCATTTTGTAATTATACGAGCTTTTGAATTACTAGTCAATCTAACCGCTAAATACTAGACTATGCCTAGATTAAGTATGTGGCGGGACAACCGCTCCTCAGATTACCAATTTATTGATCGTACTGTATCAGAAATGTATACTGTGGGAGGTCTTTCAATTTACGTACACAAGTATCTCGGTCCTCAAGGAGCCGGCACCGACAACGGCAATAATGACGCTACTATTCCAAATTATAATAGTACAAATCCGTTGTTTATCGAGGACTTATTACTTTTAGAAAACCGCGATCGTGTGTACGGCCCAGATGTTTTTATCATGCGTGGTGTATATCGCCAACAGGATGTTGATTTTGATCTAACACAATTTGGCTTATTTTTAAACAACGATACCCTGTTTATCACCTTTCATTATAATAATATGATAGACACCTTTGGGCGCAAGCTCATGTCGGGTGACGTTATTGAAGTGCCGAACTTAAAAGATTATCATCCACTGGATCAATCTATACCCAAGGCATTACCACGCTATTATGTAATTCAAGATGCTAACTATGCATCCGAAGGATTCAGTGTAACTTGGCTACCACACTTATGGCGTATCAAGGCCACCCCAATGGTCAATGCTCAAGAGTTTAGTCAAATTGTCAATCAACCGTTTGAGCCGGAAAATATTTGGGACGACGGTAACTTTTATCCTGCAGGAACAACAGTTAATTCAGGTAATGTCTATTATACAGCCAAGACAAATGTGCCACCTGGGACTCCTATCACCGACACCAATTACTGGACACAGATATTAAATCCCGCCACAGTTGGCGATAAAATGTCAACAAGGCCAAAAGATTTGGCCATCAACGATGCCTTGTTAACCCAGGCCTACAATGATGTACCGCTTAGTGGCTACGATAATGTTAAGTTTTATATTGTGCCTACTACACCCACAGGGGAGCCGGCTGCAGCTGGATTAACTGCTGATATGACCAGTCCCACTGTTGATGGTACACAACCAGGCGAAGGTATTAGTCCCAAAGGATTTGGATATCTATCTGGTTACTTAACTGGATCTACAAATACTCCAAATGGCTTGCCAGTTACACCTGGTGTACAATTTCCTCCAAACCCTGTACTAGGAGATTATTGTTTCCGATTAGATTATTTCCCAAATCGTTTGTTTAGATACAACGGTAAGGCTTGGTTGGCTATCTCCGACAATGTTAGAACCGATCTTGACTATGCCGATGGCGCATTAACACAACGGGCAAGTTTTGTAAACAATCCATACACTGTATCTACAACCGACATAGGAAATATACCAAGTCGCCAGAGTTTAAGTCAAATATTAGAAATTCAACCCGATAACGGTGATCAAGGTGGCCACTTGCCGCCTAACCCTAGACCTCCAGGACGATAATGGCACAGTACTTTTACGATTCTCAAATACGGCGTTTCTTGTTACAGTTTGCTAGAATTTTTAGTAACTTTGATGTCGAGTATGGTGCTAACGAAGCCGGCCAAGGTCCCGGCTCTACTGTAGATACACTCGTCCGTGTACCAGTGCGCTACGGTGATGCTAGTCGACAGGCCCAGACCATTATACAAAACAATTCAGCAAACGACATGCCATCAACCCCGCTGATGACATTTTATATCACTGATTTAAAATATGATCGTCCACGCATACAAGACCCAACTTATATAAGCAATGTACAGGTTAGACAACGCACATATGATGAGTCGACTAACAGTTACGAAACTACACAAGGTAATGCATTTACCATTGAACGATTAATGCCAGTACCGTATGAAATGACAATCGCCTTAGATATTTGGACAAGTAACACTAATCAAAAAATGCAACTGTGGGAACAAATTACTACATTGTTTAACCCTAGTTTAGAAATACAAAGTACAGACAATTACATTGACTGGACTAGTTTATCTGTACTGTATATTAAAGATTCTAAATGGTCAAGCCGTGTTATTCCAGTAAATGCGGATAATCCCATCGACATTGCTACGCTGACATTTACATTACCAATGTGGATTACTCCGCCAGCTAAGGTCAAAAAACTTGGTGTTGTTGAACGCATTATTGCGTCGGTATATGATGCTCAAGGCGATTTAAATAATGCCCTAATTAACAGTGATCTGTTGTTAGGCACAAGACAGGTGTTTACACCGTTTGGATATCAAGTATTGTTAATTGACAATAAATTACAAGCACTAAGACAGCAACAGGTAGTCGACGAGCCTAATACTAGTTTAACTCCTGCGGATAGTCCATCTAGTAATTTGTTATGGCACAATGTAGTTAACATGTACGGTACATTAAGATCTGGTATTAGTTATGTAACTTTAGAACAGCCAGATGGCACCGATGTCATGGGCTATGTATCATATGACCCAACTGATGATAGATTTTTATTGTTTAATATCAATGCTGGCTCAACACCAGCAGATACATTGCCGCCGGTGTTGTCTGTTATAGATCCAACTTGTAGTGGTCCGGGGGCAGGATTGCCCACACCTATACGGAATCAACGATATTTGTTTACTGAAGCTACCGGCTCATTTGAAAATCCTGCAGTAGATAATCCTGTAGTATGGCAGGGCGTCGATGGTCAACCCTTAGTTGCACACGCCAATGATATTGTAGAATATGATGGCAGTCAGTGGGTAGTTTTATTTGACAGTACATCGAGCCCTAACAATATACAATATGTCACAAACATTACTACAGAGTTACAATATCGCTGGACTGGTTCTGCTTGGGTTAAGAGTTATCAAGGACTATATTCGGGAGGCGAGTGGTCGCTAGTTCTATAACCGCCGTCGGAATTTGGTTTTATAGTGTAGATACTCACAGGTATCTATATCTCATGCGCGACGATCCAAAACATCCTAACACCTGGGGATTGCCCGGTGGCAAGGTCGAATCGGGAGAAACATTAA